GACTGTGGGAAACTCTCTTGTAGCGACAGGCAGTGATAGCGGCAAAGCTGCAGGAAGTAAGCGTATCGTTCCCGGCTCGGTCAATAAATTAAAGCCAGGCGAGGATGTTAAAACACTAGTTCCTAGCGGGCAGAGCAGCGAACTCGCAGACTATAATCTGGCTATGCTGCGGCAAATTTCTGCGGGACATGGCCTGTCTTATGAAATGGTCAGCCGTGATGTTAGCCAGGTCAACTATTCCAGCGCCCGGCAAAATT